TGAATCCTTTGGATAATTCAACACATTTATTCAATGAAATAATATGGTCGTCGCAATCATGATATCTGCCTTGTTCATCAATTGTATAATTCACCAAGCGAACATTCATGAGATATCCATCCCCATTTGGCACAATCGACGCCGACGATGAACGGAAAATACGATATTTCCCGCCTACTTGATAACTTGTCGTAAAACTCATATCCATTTCAACAATCGGTGTCCAAACATCCTTGTAAAATTTCATATTAGACAGCGTATTGTTAATGATATGTTCCTCGTTGCTATGATTCAAAATGGCTACAACTTCGTCATTTACTTTATGGACGCCAATATAACACGCGATGATGGATAATTCATAATCCAGTTTATACATATAAATATCATTATTCAAAAACAAGTAATCGTCCTTGTGTTTTACCTGTGTTTTCAAAACATCTTTTGCAATATCATAAAATATCTTGGCCAATTTGCACTTTCCAATGATGCGATAGTATTGTATAATTTCGTACAAGTTTTCAATTCGATTCGGCAAATATTCATACGCGTTTAACCAGGTGGAAATTGCGTCTTCTATTTTTCCGATATTTTTATAACATGTCCCGAGTCTATAATAAGAATACCATACTTCTTGATTCCATCCGCCGATTTCAATACGTTTTTTATAAATATCAATTGCCTCAATGTATTTTCCAGAATCATAATATGAATTGGCGAGGTAAAAATGATAACGGTCATGGTTCGGTTCGGTTTTAATTGCGTCACTTAAGAGAGAAATATCGCGTTCAAATTTGTTCGCTTTTGACCCTCCATCTCCAATGTCACGAATAAACAACTGAGTTCTGTCGATGTTACCTGTCGTGTTATTCGGTGGTGTTGAAATATATTCATGAGTTACACCAACATAAGTGTAGTTTCCTGTATTTCTCACAATTCGCATGTTATGATAATAAAAATCGTCGCTTCCTTGTAAAAGAGAATACGAGTCTAATGTGAGAGAAGTTTTTTGAAATGATTTGCCGATTTCTAAAACCATATCTGCGTCTAATAGTAGAACATAATCAGACATGTCCTTACACACTTGGAGTGCGACGTTCCGATTATGTGCAAAATTCACAAAGGGTTCTTCGACAATTTTCCCAGGTATATTTTTTTCTTTGAAATAATAGTCAATGACTTCTTTGGTATCATCGGTAGAACCCGTATCGCAAATACAATAACAATCTATAATGTGTACGACCGAATCGAATAGACGCCGAATGATTTTACTCTCATTTTTTACAATCATGTTTAAACATAGAGAATGCTTTGACCACGTTGTCGGGTTTTCGTCGTATTTCTTTTCAGTAATAATAATTTCCATATAACACAGTATTTAATTTTATATTTAAATGGTTTGAGAGAAAAAATTTACACCCTTTCTCATTTACACATTTTAAACGCCGATTTATTTAGAAGCGTCTAGCAACGTTCACCGGAATTCCAAAATATGAATTTTTTAAAAGACGTCGTATAACATTTTTACGGTATATGGTTTTAATGTTACACAATTTAAATCATAAATTGTTATTGTTTTTTTTGGATATCGGCGGACATCCGTGAAATTATTTGCGTTTTTATAAATATATTTTATATATATAAATGAGTATTCATAAAAATGGTTTTTGGGAAGGTGTAGAAGCAAATTGTCAACATGTATATGACTCTTCTCTTGGAGTTAGTTTAACCAAATTTTTTAAAACCGAAAATGCAAAGAGTTTAGTTGATTTTGGTTGTGGAATGGGAAATTATGTAAAAACGTTTCAAGAAAATAACATTAATGCTATTGGATTTGATGGTAATCCTAATACTCCTGAATTAACAAACAATTTAGGCAAGGTATTAGATTTATCAATACCAAAAAAATTTGATGAACCATTTGATTGGGTAATGTCACTTGAAGTCGGCGAGCATTTGCCTTCACAATTTGAAGACATTTTTATTGAGAATTTACATAATAACAATAAATATGGTATAGTATTAAGTTGGGCGGTTAAAGGACAAGGCGGACATGGACATTATAACGAACAAAATAATGATTATATAAAATCAAAAATATGTGAATTAGGTTACACGAATGATATTGAAAGCGAAAATAAATTAAGACATGATTCTACTTTGCCATGGTTTAAAAATACAATTATGGTTTTCAGAAAATAGACATTTTACACAGATGAACATTTAAAATGGGACAAACCGCTTAAATCGGTTTGCCTTTTAATTAATTTATCAGCACGTTTCCCTTGAAAATCTAAAATAGAACGCCTGAACGGCGTTCTATTTTAAATCTTCAATGGTGTAAGTAATAAAAGTTATAAAAGATTGATAACTACGCAAATCCCCTAAAAAATTAAAATACTAATCTATTTCAAGATGGCTTTTACCAGATTTCACGATGACCCATGTCGAATATCAAAACAATTACAACAACAAACGGGTCCAGGACGTTATATGTTGAATGTTCCGGGAAATGGAGATAAACCATGTTTTATGTCAGACCCAAACATTATTATTCAAGGATGGGGTGGGAACTTGAGAACGAATAGTATTAATTTGGAAAGCGACTTATTGGGAATGTCTCGGAAATTAAACCGAGATTGTTTAGGGGAAAATCAATATACAAAACATAGTGCGCCAAGTCAAAAGATAGAATATCCAACTTGTTCGGACTTGACAACGGATCAGTCACGGGTTACACACCCGGCGTGGATGGTTCGAGACTTGGAACAAGTGGATTGGTATTATCCTCCACTTAATCCACAAGAAAACACTTGTTTTCCCTTTCAAAACAATTTGAGTACGCGCATATTAGAAAAAGATTTTTTTGTACCAACCGCATACGCCCCTTGTGTGAGTGAAAACATGTCGTTGTTACCACCTCGCAATGACGCGACAGTCAAACGATAAGTGAGTTTTTTCTTTCATAATATATAATTGTATATATTATGGAAATCGCAATACCATTAGTAGCATTAGGAGGAATGTATGTAATATCAAATTCTTCCAACAATTCATCAAAATCAAATTCAAATTCAAAATCAAATTCAAATTCAAAACCTCAACAGCAAGAGGGTTATACCAATATGGGCGCAAGACGCAATTATCTTCCAAATACAAATGTGCAACCACAAAACTATCCGGTTCGAAATTTAAATGAACTTGTCGACACAGTTCAAGTATATCTCAATCCAAATATAGCAACAGACAAATATTTGAATCAAAGTTTGTATGAATCACAAGAAAACTCCGGAAAACAGGTTGGTAATGACATTCAAGAAGTTTATTCTCTCACAGGAAATTATTTGAGTTCTAGCGAGTTCAAACACAACAATATGGTTCCTTTTTACGGGGGGAAAATTAAAGGACAAGTGTATGACGAAAATATCGCCGAAACGGTTTTAGATAATATGGTCGGTTCGGGTTCACAAACCATAAAAAAAATGGAACAAGCACCCTTGTTTAAACCCCAAGAAAACATGCAGTGGGCGAACGGGGCGCCCAACATGAGTGATTTTTATCAATCGCGTGTCAATCCTGGAATGAAAATGAGTAACGTCAAACCGTTTGATAGCGAAAATGTGGGACCGGGATTGAATCAAGGATATACGACTACAGGAACCGGTGGATATAACTCGGGTATGGAATCGCGTGACTCTTGGTTACCGAAAACCGTGGATGAACTGCGTGTTACAACCAACCCAAAAATGGAGTTTTCATTGGATAACCATCAAGGTCCAGCGCAATCTTCCGTGAAAAATTTAGGAATAGAAGGTAAAATAGAAAAATATCGCCCAGACACATTTTTCATCAATACACAAGATCGATGGTTTACTACAACGGGCGCCGAAAAAGGTCAGATGTTATACGCACCACAAGAGGTGAAAGATACTACGCGTATGGAAACTACACAATCTTATGCGGGCGTTTCTGGAAATGTGGGAAAAACCACTGCCCCTGCACCTAAAAATTTTCAAGAATCCAAGCGCATTGTTTTACCCAACAAAGATATTGGTTGTTCTAGTGCGTCGGGTCGTGGTCCACACGAAAATTATAAACACGTAGAGAGTTTTACAAATTACACCAATAATCGGTCGGTGATGCGACAACCCGATACATTCCGTAGTTCTTTTACTGGTGCGATTGGAGCAGTCATTGCTCCAGTAATGGATGTATTTCGTTCAACGAAAAAGGATGAATATGGTTCTAATGTGCGTGTGTATGGAGATGCTGGGTCTTCGGTTACCAAATCTTATGTAATGAATCCCGGGGACGCCACAGCTACAACTGTAAAGGAAACCACATTGTATACGCCAAATTCTTATATTGGGAATCAGACCAATGCGGCGTACATGGTAAGCGAACAACAGGCAATTGCGAATCAAAGAGACACAACCAATTGTGGGAACTATGGCAATGTGTCTTCGAATCAACGCGCGGAAATGTCAGTGGAGGCCGCGTATCGCCAACATAATAATGATACGAAGGAACTTCTCTCGGTGAGTAGAACAAATCATGGAAACGCACAGGTATTCAACCAACATATGAACGTGAATGTTGCGCGTATAGACAGCGATAGAAACAATACGCGAATGTGGGTGCCCAATAATATGGGGAATGTGTCCATGAGTAAAGAAACATATGGAAAAATGATTGGAAAACAGCAGTATGATGACGAACAAATGAATATGGCGAGAATACAACCGAATATCTTGGACGCATTCCGTGCAAATCCGTATACGCAAAGTTTACAATCTGCCGTAAACTACTAATAGGGGGAACCGGGGCTGGTTACACTACCCCTTGCCCCCTCCCGCCCTTCGGGGAATTCTAATCCCTTACCTTTTCCAATCATAAGATTTCTTGATGAAAAACTGTTATAATTTTCCTGGGTTCTCGGTGGATAATGCTGTAGGGGGAACCCCCGGTTCCCCCTTGCCCCCTCCCCGCCCTTCGGGGAATTCTAATTCCTTACCTTTTCCCATGACAAGATTTCTTGATGAAAAACTGTTG